TTATGTAGGTAGAACCGTTTTCGGTGAAATCTCAGAATCTAACGACGTTAACGTATTAAATATCAAAAACCCTGTAATTTTACATGTGCCGCCAGTTGACCAATCAGGACGAATGGCAGTACAACTATTCCCATTGTTCTTTAGAGAATTTTTGGCGGATAAATCCGAAGATGTAGTCTTTTCTTATCAAAAAGATAAGATTACGTTAACAAACATTGAATCTATTGATTTTAGATTGTTAGCGCAATATGGTCAACTTTTTAATAAAAATAATACAATTGTAAGTTCAGATCAACAAAATCAACAAAATCAAAATACAGACACAGTAATAAATTTATTTGACGAATAAAATAAACATATAAATTTTAAAAAAAATAAAACCTCAAAAGTTTTGACTTTTGAGGTTTTATTGTTATGATATATTCATGGCTAAAACTAAAAAAGAAACACAAGAAGAGCAAATTGGAAATATCGATGAAGCATTTAAGATCTTAGATGAATTAAATCCAGATGCTGCATTTTTGGATGAAAATACATTATCAACAGTTAATGATTGGATTGATACTGGCTGTATGGCTTTAAATGCTATCATCTCAGGTTCACTATATGGCGGAATACCAATGGGAAGAATTACTGGATTCGCCGGTCCACAAGCTTGTGGAAAAACATTAATGGTTAATAAAATAATGGCTAATGCTCAGAAGAGAGGAATGCATGTCGTGTATTTTGATACTGAAAATGCTTTAGATAAAGATACTGCAAAAAACTTAGGATGCGATCCTTCTAAAATAAAACACTGCCCAACAGAAATCATAGAAGAATGTAGAAATCAAATTGTAAAATTTTTAAAAACAATTATCGAAAAAGGATTACAAGGAAAAGTTTTATTGGCTATTGATTCTCTTGGAAATTTAATCTCAGCCAGAGAAGCTAAAATTATAGATGACGGAAAAGATAGTGCAGATATGGGTGCTAGAGCAGTAGCACTTAAAAGTATGCTTAGAGCAATTACACATACTGCTGCAAAAGCAAATTGTCCTATCGTTTTCACTAATCACGTATATGAAAATCCGGGATCAATGTATCCAACTTTGATTAAAAATCAATCTGGAGGATCTGGTCCTTTATATATGTCTTCTGTATTAGTACAATTGTCAACTAAACAAGAGAGAGTTGGAAAATCGGACAATAAAAATGCCTCTGACGAAGTAACGCCTCTATCTAAAGATGTTAATGGATTAACAATGAGAGCACTAACAACTAAAAATAGATTCGTCCCTCCATTTTTGGAATGTGAAATGTATCTAAATTTTAGAAATGGTTTATCTAAATATTCTGGCCTATTAGAAATGGCAGAAGGATACGGAATAATAACAAAACAAGGTCACAGATATGTATTAGGAGATGAAATTTTAGGATTCTATAAAGATTTCAAAGATAACGATGAAATTTGGAATAAGATTTTACCTAAATTAGAAAGCAAATTAAAATCAGAATTAAAATTTAAAAATGAAGTTTCTAATAGTAGTGTAAATGAATAATAATTTACCTATAGATTTCGAATTGTTCGAAAAAATCATGTTCTATAATTGTATTATGGATGATGATTATTTAGAAACTATTTTAGAATATGTCAAACCATCTTTTTTTAAAGATAAGAAAATAAAAAGATTATTTGAAGTTTTAAAGAATTATTATGAGCAATATAATTGCGCTCCAAATTTAACGGAATTAAAAACTCATTTAATAACAGATGATGATAAGCAAGCTTTTAAAGAAACGGTATTATCATTTCAATCTTTAGATAAGAAATATAATAAAGATGTATTATTAAATAATACGGAAAAATTTCTTAAAGAAAAAACTGTTATAGATACAGTTCAAAAAACATCTTTAAACTTACAGTCTGGAAGTATTGATAGTGCAAAAATTCTAGATGATTTTGAAAAAGCTTGTAGTATCTCTCTTATTGAAAATATAGGATTTGATTATTTAGAATCTATAGATGAACATTGCGAAGATCTTCAAAAAGTTTTCAAAGTCATATCTACAGGATGGAAATGGTTGGATAATAAAATTGGCGGAGGATTTATGGCCGAAGGGAGAGCTTTATATGTATTTTTTGGTGTAACTAACGTAGGTAAATCTATATTTTTAGGTAATATAGCAACTAACATTTTAAATCAAGATAAAACAGTTTTATTAATTACTTTAGAAATGCCAGAACAAGTGTATGCAAAAAGAATATCATCTCAGTTGAGTCAAATACCTTTTGATGGTCTTAGTAGTAGTTTAGTTAAATTAAAAAATACTATAAATGAATATAAAATAAAAAATAGAAAATCAAAATTAATAATTAAAGAATTTCCACCTAAAGGCGTTTCAGTTTTAAATATTAAAACATATATAAATAAATTAATAAAAAAAGGAATAAAACCAGACGCAATAGTGGTTGATTATATTAATTTAATAGCTCCAACTTCAGTAGCCGCTAATTCTTATGAATCTATTAAAACAATAACAGAAAGCTTAAGAGCATTGTCATACACATTCTCATGTCCTGTAATATCAGCTACACAAGCTACTCGAAGCGCAGTAAATTCAGGAGAATTAGATCTAGATAAAACTAGCGAGTCCATGGGTCTGTCACATACAGTAGATGCACAATTTTCAATATGGACTGAAGATGGAGATACTGATTTAGGAATAATACATATGGGAATAGTAAAAAATAGATTTGGTCCTAGAAAACATACTACTATTTTAGGTATAGATTATCCAACTTTAACGCTAAAAGAAATAGACGATCAAAACATATTAAGTGATAATAACACTAAAATTCCTAATCTAACAGATGATATAGAAAAAACATTATTAAACGAATCGGAATTTTCCAGTTCTAACGAAAATGATATAAGCCAAACTTTAAATAAATTAAATTTTTTAACTGATAAAAATTAATTTAATGACTTTTTGAAGTGTTGATGTAAATAATTTGGTGCATAGTAAAGCATACCATATTTTTACACATAAAGACTTAGATGGCGCAGTTAGTTTATTAACTTTTATTTGGTCGCATCCGAATAGTATTATTTCATATGAAGAAATAACAAATTTAGAAATTGTTAAAATTAAACAATTTATTAAAAAAACTATTAATCCTCCAAATATAGTAATTTTAGATTTAGCTATAAGAGAAGAATTTATATCCGATTTAGATCATAATTTTATAACTATAATTGATCATCATGAAAGATCAATTCCACTAATTAGTAAATTTAAAAATGCAAAAATTTATTTTAAAAATGTTACATCTAATTCTTTATTAGTTAGAAAATTATATCAAGATATTTGTCCACCTTTATCTGAAAACCAAAAAAAATTAATTTTATACGCTGATGATTATGATTGTTTAAAATTAAAACATGAACATTCGTATGATCTCAATATTATTTTTTGGAATCAATTTAAAAATAATTTCTCAAATTTTATTAATAAATATAAAAATGGATTTTTAGATTTCGATGAAAATCAAAAAAAATTATTATTTGATGTAAAACAAAAAATAAAAAATGAGGAAAAAAATTTAAAGATTTTTAAAGGCGACTTAAAAATAGATCTAGAAAACAAAAAAATATTAGCAGTATCTATAAACGAAAACAATCCTTTATTAATTGATTATTTAATTTATAAATATGATTATGATTTATTTATAATCATAAATATAAAAAATGAAAAAGTAAAAATAAGACAAAAAATAAATGATAATCCAATAAATTTAAAAAAATTCTGTGAAAAATATTGCGACGGAGACGCAACAACATTTCTAGGAATAGGAAAAATAACGCCATTATTTTTAGAGTTGACTAAGAATTTTATTCCATTATGATAATAACATCTTCACAACAATTAGAAGAATTATATAACCCATCTGAAAAATTAGACATAGATGAGTTTGATGAATTAACACTTAAAGTTGGATCTTTTATATGCATTTCAAAAAGAAAAAAAATTAATTTTTTAAATTTATTAAAATTAATAATAGATGATAAAAAAACACAAAAAATATATTTTTCTATTTTAGGTGAAGATAATTTACATTTAATTTTAAAAGCATATTTAAATTCTACTCCAAATTGTTATAAAAAAATATTTAGATCTAAATTGAATAAAAATGCAAAAAATAACAGAAACGCAGAAAAAAATATATAATATATACCTTAAAAATTCTAGATACGGGAAGCCATATAAATATAGAAAAGACTTTGATGATATATCAGAATATATTTTTATAAACTTGGAAAAATTAGATATATTTTTTTCTAAATTTAAAAATATAAAAATAGAAGATTTTTTTGAAGCTCCTAATTTGATTTATGATAATCAACCATATCCAAAATTAGATTATTTTAATAC